ACCAATAAAAGACAGCTCAATACTGCCCGCGCCAATTCCGTTGGCGTTAATTTGCAGATTCTGCAAACCATCAGAGTATCCGTTGAAGACCTGAGTGTTGTTTCCAACAGGATTAAGAAAGATGCCCCTGCTGGGGCCATCAAAGTTCTGAGATATCTGACGGTATCCACCGACTTTGCGGGGCCGACCACGCTGAAACCTTACCCAACGACCGTCGTTGTAAAAGTTCTTGTCGAGAATCGTCCCATCCCGCTGAATGCCGGGTTTTGTATCAAGGGCGAAAACCTTCTTTGTCACGAAAAGGTTCCCCCGGTCACACCAGAAGTAAACGTTCCCGTGGTTCCGCTTACGGCACCGCTGAATGTACCAGTAGTTCCACTTACAGCACCGCTGAATGTACCGGTGGTTCCTGAAACACCACCATTTGATGTGATTCCACTGGCGGCAACCAGCAATCTTTGAGTGCCGTTAATAGACACCCCCCACTGATTGGCAGAGGGACGATATACCCCAGTTCCTACTTCCGATGAGAAATACAAAGAAGGGTTGGATACTGTGCCATTGCCAATTCCAAGGGTTCCTGCAGCAGTCACTACCGAATTGGCGTTCAGAATGTTGACCGAATCACAGATCAAAATTGATTGCTGACCGTCAGGGATAACGTAGTCAGCACCGCCCGGCTCATTAGTAGTAATGGTGACCGTAAACCCTCCGGCTACAGTCTGATTGCTGACGTAATAAACCTGTACCGTCGGCGGAACAACGATCGTGACGTTGCCGGTAAGAGTGCCTGTGTATGTCTGAATGACGTTGCCAGCCTCTACAGCGGTCAACGTATACGTCCCAGTGGTAACGTTCTTTGTTAATTGCGTGAAGGCAAAGTTTGTATTCCGACCCAGACCCACGGTGTAAAAGGCGGTGCCAGAGCAAACAATGAAGCAAGAGTCATCCGGCTGAACGGTCAGGGTCAACGAACCGTCAATCAAATCAACCCCGTTTGTAGCTACAGTCAACAAACCAGTGCCGCTGTTTCGCACCATGGCGAACCAGTTGTTGCCAAGGGTTGTGGCTTGAGTGAGCGTTAGCGTTCCTACACCGCCAGTCCATACCCAAGTTTGCGCACGGTAAGTTGCATCTGCAGTACCACTAGAGGAAAACGTATTGACCGGGTGACTCTGATTTAGGGTCGAGCCAATAGCCAAAATCCCATACCCCTGAAGGGTTGCTGCATCAACGCTCGAAGATCCAACCCCAAAGTCAATCAGACCCCAAGTGCCTTGTTCATCAGGGTTGGTTGTGATGTAAATGTATGCAGCCTCTCCGGCGGCAACCGTCGCAATCACGTTGATGCCGTCGTAATCCTTTACTTCAAACGAGTTAGCGCCGACGTTTCGGATTAGTGCATCGTTGCCAACGGACGTCTGGTTTGCTGGAGGCATACGCAGTTCCAAGCCGGCAGAAGTTGCCGTGACCTGCATGATTCGTGCCGCGTAATCATCTGTCGCGTTGCCATTGATTGGCCACTCCAGTTGGGTATCCGCTGAAAGCGTAATCGACCGATAAGAAACATCAGTCGGCTGAATCACCGTTCCGGTGAAGGGGCTGTTATAGCTCATGATCAGGTATCCACAGCAATGGTTTGACGGTCACCGAGACGCTGTACATCTTCTGCTTTCAACACACCCATAATGTTTTGGTATTGAGCCTGCCACATGGGAATGCGCTCGTCGTTCTTGAGGAACGGCATGGCTTGCAGCAGGCTTCCGTACAACAGTGCCTGCGGCGCATAAATAGTGAACCAGTTGGTTTGATTGGACGAATCCAACGGTTGGATGCGCTCGTAATACAAAACCTCAAAAGCGTAATCATCAGCCGGCGTAGGGGCGATTAGCCAATGGGTATAGTCGTAGTCACAGTAGAACTGCGGCACATCAGTCTGCGTAGGATCAGGCCAATATTCGCGCAGATATTCATACTTGCGTAGCAATACAGGCTTGCGCTCTCCGTTGATAGTCACATTGAGAGAAACTGTCTTATGCCAACGGGCCGGCTTATCAATGACTGCCTGAGACTGAACCATGTTGCTATTCATCACGGTTAGATTGCCCAGAAACTTAAGCTCTGCCGCAATGACCTGTTCCGCCAACATGATGAATGTCGGAATCTTGTCTAACGTAGCTTGGTCAGTACGCTCCAAATATGAGGAGATGTCTGCGACCAAGCTGTCGTACGTCATAACTGCGGCCTGTGGCATTACCAGCTCCTATATTTGGCAGTCTTTTTTGCTATCTTTTCAGGCTGGGAAACAAACTGCTTTCCCTGAGCCTTGCCTTCACGTTTTGCGCGACTAGTTGCAGCATATTCCGAGGGCGACAATGACTCAATCGCCTTCTTAGGCAAGTACCGCTCACCAGTCGCTTCAGATCCCTGAGTAGACGGTTTTCCAGACTTGGTGCCCCAATCCTGTTTTGACCACTGAGAGAGACTGTTATCTGACCGTTTGGGGCCCTTATAACCGCCGCCGGAGGATTTGTATTTTTGGGTGGCAAGTTGCGCTTTTCGAGCGCTCCATTGCCCCGGGGATCCGCCTTTCCCGGAAGCTTTTACAGAAGCAACAATCCGCTTCCACTTCTCAGGGTTACTTTTGACGGCGCTGCTCATGGATCACCTCGTAGGCTTGTCTGCAGGAGTTGTAGGCTGCTTGGAGTCGCTCTGCGTCGGCAGCAAACCCCGCAAGAAACTCTGCATCTGGCCTAGCCAATCCCGCTCCGGTGCATCCAGCAACATCTCCGGAACTGTCGGACATTGCATTGAAGTCGCGGTCTTCTGAACGGTCGCGCAAGCTGTTAATGAGAGCGTTGTACTTAGTATCAGCAGCCTTAACAGCATGGTGTCTCTCCCTTTGAATCCGGTTGACTTCCTTCTGCATGTTGCGTTCAGCTTCACGCGCCTGATCCTTTAATTCTTGAGCCTCACGCTCTAAAACAACCTTCTCAGCATTCCACTTTTGCTGAACATTGTTTTGTCCGTAAACGTACCCTTTCCAAAACGAAAGGCCGAGCATAATTAGCCCGGCCAACCCGCCAAGTACCCAACGGTTCATCAATAGCCCAAGCATTTTTGGTACTCCTCTTGTCTGCGCTTAGTCAGCCCAAGTAAAGGCTTACCTTTGAATCTGTCCCACCTAAGAATTTCGGCACAAGCACCTTTGTAATCACCGGCATTTAACTTTCTTGCCAATGTGCTTTTACAAAAAGCATTCTCCCCAATATTGTAAGTCAGCGACACATATGCGTCGAACTCATATTGATGCATTGGCACCGGGGCACAACGCTTTACTGCGTTTTGAAACCTGTTGGCGTCGTTAAGCAAACGAACTAAAGCACGCTCCGGAGTGATTCGGTCACCCATTCCCACGCCTTCTGTAGTGCCGAAACCAATCGTTGGTACATCGCCTTTAACTGGCTCATATGCCTCTCCTCGATAACCCTCATGCAATGCAATTCCTACCAATGCTGACGCCGACAAACCAAGGGCTGCTACTTTGATTCTCACAACAAGCCCACGACCTTTGCGACGTACATGGCAAGCAGACCCACAGCACCCCATACTGCTGCGTATACCCAGTTTGTAGCGACAGATTGCTTGCTGTCTTCTTTTTCCAAATGATCTACACGCTCATCAAGTCTTTCAATCAGGTTGAATATCCGCTCTTGCGCCTCAAGCATGTTGGCTTGTCTGTCATCAATTAACGCAAGCTTGGTCAATGCGTTGGCCACTTCACGCATGACCACCTTCATTTCGCTCATGTCAGTGTGCAAAGACTCAACCCTATGGGTTAGGAGAGCCATTTCAGTTTCTTGAGACATCATTCAACCCCTTGATACGCATTTAGCCAAAAGGCTCTACCGAAATCGGAGAGCCTCCAAACGATGCATCGGCGGTCACAACTCCACCCCCGCCCCCACCGGCACCACCAAGTAGAACCACAAATATTCCGCTCATGACACGCTCACAGATATAACAGCGGTTTGTTCATCAATGATTAACACGTTTGCCAAGCTCCTCGGGGGAAACTCAATACAAGTTTGAGGCTTCCTTCTGGCCGAGACATACGTTGTTGGCATCTTTGATTCAATGGTGATGAATGAATCACTGTTGTTGAACATGATGAATGCTGTACCCGCCGGAAACCCTTCCGTAAGGACGACCCCGGCAGAATTCTCAACCTTGAGAATTTTGTTGGCGTCTTCCGGCTTAATGACATACATCATGGCTTGGGATACCTGTTCTTTACTTCATTGATTCTGTCCATCATATTTGCCATGGCTTCGCCGCCCTTCCATAGGGCATCAAGCTGATCTCCAAGAGTGGGATACTCAGCACGACGCTTGGCGTAGTAGTCAGGAACGTCAGGGCGCACAATCTCCGACTTTTCAATCGGAACAATTGTCACCTCTCCCGTAATCGGGTCTTCAATCTCCCGAGTCTTGGGATCAAGGGCTGCCCACTCGGCTTCTTTTTTATCAATCTCCGCCCCGATGCGGCTTGACGATGCAGCTATGTAAGCATCCAGAGCGGTGTTTGCAGGAATGAACATCTGCCAGTCATAGGTCTGACCGTTGTGTTCAACCTTGATGTATGCAAGGGCGCGCTCTTCGCCCTCAATATTGGACGCAAGCCCTTCAAGAGAAATAGTTGTCATTTAACAGCCTCCAAACGGAAATTCTTACCGGGGCGTTTGCCTTCGGCGGGCAGGATTTGAATGTTCTTGAAACCGACAGCTTCACATAAGTCAGTCAAGGTCTTCGGCGTGTAACCCCACAAATGCGGTGACAATGCGCCTTTTTCTATAACTTCTGGGTCGTCAGGGTTTTCTACCGCAGCACCAAAAATGCTCATAGCAACGGCGTGTTTTTCAGCGCCATCAAGCTCCAGAAATTCACGGCACATTGCTTCAAGGTCCGGCGTCTCAATAACAATCTTGGACCCATCCTTCAGAGTCTTGCGCCACTTTGTTAGAAGCTCAGGAGCACGATGTTGGGGGATGTGCTCAATCACATGGCTGGCAAAGATTTCATCAACGCAGCTTTCGGGAGCGTCAAACTTGAACAGATCCATGCGGAAGTCAGCGCGGTCGCTGTTTTTGTCTACACCCATGTATCCCGGCTTGCGGTCGGAACCACAACCCATGTTGAACTTGATGGGCTGACCCTCTTCCATCATCTTGGCGATGATTGCTTTGTAGCCATCCTTGACACCAGAACCCTCCGGTAGACGATCGTGCCAGCGGCGATCAATGAAGTCCTTGTCGTCCAGCGTCAAAGGACGAGTCGGCTTGATGTTGGTGTAGTAGTTATCCAAATTCACCGACGGATGCGCCGTATACATTCCCGTGGCCAGATCCATGTGAAGGCACTGAACATCAGTGTTGACCAGCAACTTGGTACCACGCTTGTGAAGTCTGTGAACAAAAAAGTTGTCTTCCCCGATGAACGGGATAACGCCCTTCGGGCCGTCTACGTTGTTCCCAATACAGCAGAACGGCAACTCTGGGGCCTCTTCCTTCATCTGCTTCAAAATCTCAATCGGGATGAGCATGGCATCCATGCCGGTCTGCCACGCCTCTATCAGTTGACCGGGGTCAACATTCGGAATCGTGATCCAGTCGTTATGCCGGACCATGATCATCGCGTCTGAGCACTTGATGTAGTAGACGCCCGTCACCACACATCCGGGATTGGCCTCTGCTGTCTCATGCAACACCTTGAATGCGTCATACGGCACCACCGTGTCTTCACCGACGAAGAACATGTACTTGGCGCCAGACTCAAGGGCCTGCTCGATGAGATAGTTTCTGGCGACATCCACCTTCTCACCACCGATGTTGCAGAAGCCATGTGAGAACCCCAGAAGGTCCACATGAAGACCGTCGTAACCGTCGAAGTTCTGCGCCGCTTTTTCTTCTAGGTTTCGGCGCGGTTGTGCAATCACTACATACGGTTTGATGGACTTCGACTCGTCGTAGATTTCTTGCATGACGGCGATGATCTTGTCGCGGTTGTACACGGGGTCTCCTAGAACTTGTTGAAGAACGGGCTTAGAGCATACCCAATTGGAGCCTGTGTGTTGGTGGAAATTGTTTGGCCTCGGTTGGCACCGGTTGGCGTGAAATGAATATTTCCGTTGGATGCAAGAACGCCGCCAGAATATGCAAATGATGTGGTGTAGACTAGGGAATAAGTTGATACAACACCAGAAACAGATATTTTCTGGCCTACGGCTGCGTAGTATGAGATGAAATAAATATCCCCGTTGGGCGCTAGAACACCGCCAGAGTATGCAAATGATGTTGTGTAGACGAGCGAATAAGTGCTGACTACACCAGAAGCGGAAATTTTTTGTCCTACACGGGCACTGTGTGGAACAAAATGAATGTCTCCATTAGGAGCAAGAACGCCACCTTCATATGCGCCAGCGGTTGTGTAAACTAAGGAATAAGTGGACACAACCCCAGAGGCAGATATTTTTTGCCCTCTGTTGGCGCTGCGGGGGGTGAAATGAATATCTCCGTTGGGCGCTAGAACACCGCCGGTGTATCCAAATGTTTGGGTATAAACGAGTGAATAAGTTGAAACCACTCCAGAGACAGATATTTTTTGACCCAGATTAGCAGAATATGGGATAAAATGAATGTCCCCATTTGGGGCCAACACACCGCCTAAATATGCACTTGATGTGGTGTAGACTAGGGAATAAGTTGATACAACACCAGAAGCAGAAATTTTCTGGCCTCGGTCGGCAGAATGTGGGATAAAATGAATATCTCCATTAGGAGCAAGAACGCCGCCAGAGTATGCAAATGATGTTGTGTATACGAGCGAATAGGTCGAAACTGCGCCCGTACTTGATATCTTCTGGCCTCGGTTGGCAGAATATGGGATGAAATGAATATCACCATTAGGGGCTAACACACTACCTAAATATGCACCATTACTATTTGTATACAACACTGAATAGGTGCTAATCATCCCACTCATGTTGCCGTTGGCATACGGCGTACCATTGTTCACACCACGGTCTAGTTGCTTCTTCAGGTTAATCCACGCAACCAGATCAGTACCGACAGAACTATCGTCTGCGGTTGGTACGGTTCCTTGAGTAGCGTCAGCGGGGAAGACGCAGCGAACATCTTTAGTGCCTGCGCCCCAGTTAACGGCAGCGTTGCTATTAGAAGACTCTAGGATCGTAGTGCGAGCTAGTGTGGTGCCCGAAGACGTATACGTTCCAATCCCTACTTCCCAATCAGTGCCGTCTGTGACGCTGTAGTAGGTCGTGTTGGTATCTCCGATAGCGGAGAAGTCCTGATAGCCCGATGCAGCCGCGCCTAGTGTGTAGGTTCCAGTCCCTGTCGTTGTGGTTGTGACCTTTACGCGGTCTTTCAGGATCAGCGGCATACAAGACCTCAGTACTTGTTAAGGAAGGAACTGATGCAGGCGTCGGTGGGTAGAGGTACGGCAGGGCAAGTGGAGATTTTTACGCCAACTCCAGTGCT